CTAAAGTATTAAAAAATGCCGTAAATAAAATAAGTATAAACAACAACTTAAATTCAAAAATTTTACATATATGTTATGTAAATTCAAATTTTCGTGAAATGAAAGATTTATGTGACTTGAATGATAAAATGGTTAGGAGAGAAGAGAAATGAGACTATTAATTTTGCTACTACCTTTTTACTTATATACTGCTGATAATGAAATAACTATTGAACAAAGTGGAGATAACTTTAATTTAAATATCGACCAGATAGGATATTCAAATATAATTAGGCGTTGGAGAACTTGGGATGAAGGAATAACTGGTGCAAATACTACTATTGATATAAGACAAAATAGAACTACAGGAAGTGCTTCTGACCGAAATATAATGGAAATACGACAAGTTAATGGAAGTGGAAATACTTTAAAACTTGGTCAAGGTTTTCAAGTTGGAACTAATGGAAATTTTAGTATTGATAATAGTGAGTACGGAGATACTTTTGCTCACATAAATATTACAGGCGATAATAATGAAGTTTTAATGACACAAAGAACAAATGGTAATTCTTCGGGCCATTGGTATGGTCTACACCTTGAAGGAGACGACAATGATATTTACACAGTTCAAAGAGAAGGTGGAAGCCAATACATTAATTTAGATGTTTATACTGATGGTAATGATATTGACCTCATTCAAAAAATGAATGGTGACCATTATATGAGTGTTATATTAAGAGGAACAGAGCCGACGGATATTGATGTTACTCAAGCAAGTCATCAGAATAAATCATATAGTATAACAAATTATTGTTATACAACGAGCGGCTGTGCAATATCAGTTACGCAAAATTAGGAAATTAAAATGCCAGTTAGAAAAGTAAAAGGTGGTTATAAATGGGGTAAGTCTGGAAAGACTTATAAAACAAAGAAAGAAGCTGAAAAGCAAGGAAGAGCAATATACGCATCAGGTTATGGCAAAAAGAAAAAGAGACCCAAGAAAAGGAACAGGTAAAAAACCAAAAGGTTCTGGAAGAAGATTATATACTGACGAAAATCCTAAAGATACCGTTAGGATTAAGTTTGCTACTATGAAAGACGCTAGAGCAACTGTCAGAAAAGTAAAAAGAGTTCGTAAATCATATGCTCGTAAGATTCAAATACTTACAGTAGGAGAACAAAGAGCTAGAGTTATGGGAAAGAAAACTGTAGCTTCAATATTCCGAGCAGGAAAAGCTAGTTTAAGGAGGGCAAACAATGCCAAGAAAAACAAGACGAAAAAAGCGAGACCCAAGACTCGCAAGAGCAGGCGTTAGTGGTTTTAATAAACCAAAAAGAACACCTGGTCATCCAACTAAATCACATATAGTTGTTGCAAAAGTTGGAGATAAAATTAAGACTATTCGCTTTGGACAGCAGGGAGCTAAAACTGCGGGTAAACCTAAAAAAGGTGAGTCTGCAAGAATGAAAGCTAAACGAAAGTCTTTCAAAGCAAGGCATAGAAGGAACATAGCCAAAGGAAGAATGTCTGCTGCATATTGGGCAGACAAGGTTAAATGGTAGTAGTTCAAGTTCTATTTTGACCAACGAAAAATAGCACTTGACAATCAACTATATTTTTGGTATAATTACAATTAAAAGTAAAAGATTAAGTTTACTAAGAAGGAGATTAAGCAATGGAAGCCGATGAAGTGGCACTAGAACTTGCAAAGCATGAAGCTGTCTGTGCGGAAAGATGGAAAACTGCATTTAACCGCTTTGATAATATAGATAAACAGGTAACCAGGATAGAAACTATTATGATTTCTTGCGCTGGTTGTTTGCTTGTTGGTGGAGCAGGTCTAATTATTACATTGATTAATATGTAACGGAGAATTTATATGTTAGATACTATATTTTTGGTATTAGTAGGAGTATTTATTGGGTGGAACTTACCACAGCCTACATGGGCAAAGTATGTACAAACAATAATTATGGGCTGGGTATCTAAAGTATCTAGTATGGTTAAAAAAGGCGAGTAATGCTCGCAGGATATGGAACAAAAGACATGAAATCTAAAAAAGAAAAGGCAAAAGTTTATGAAAAAGACGGATTCTGGACATATGATGGTGCCCTCGCAGGATATAACACCAAAGCCAGCGCCGAAGCAGCGATGGAAGCAGGTAAAAAGAAGTCATCATGAACGATATCAAACTTGTTTGGAGTGTGAACATCTAAATAAGTTTTGGAAGTTTTGCAACCTTTGTGGTTGCTTTATGCCCCTCAAAACTAAACTTCGATGGGCAGAGTGTCCTGATGAGCCTCCTCGATGGACATAGGAGTTAATATGGCATTAACAGCGAAGCAAAAGAAACTACCAAAAGCTTTACAGAGAGCTATTCTTGCTAAACAAAAAGGTATGGGCAAGAAGAAAAAGAAAAAACGTGGAAAGAAGAAAAGAAGTAGAGGCTAGTTGGCTTACTTATTTTCATTCCATTAAAGATGTCTGCCCTTGGAGTTACAATAGTTACAAAAGGGGCAGAATCTTAATTACAGATTTTAAAAAAGATAAAGTTATAAAAACTGAACAAAACTGGAACATGGATAATTATGATGCAGTAGTTTATATAACAAATATGTCAGTGAATAAATTAGATAAGTTTGTAGAGAAAAGAAACCGCAAACAAAAGTTATGTGAATATCTTTGGTCTCACCCAAACTTTACAAAAGGTGGTAGCAGACAAACAATGCAACCAATAATTATTCAACAAGACAGAGCGTTCTTAACAGAACTTAGGAATAAGCGTGGTTAGAAAAAGAACTAGAAGAAGAACAAAGAAGAAAAGACCAGTACCTACTAATAAAGCTTTATATGCTAGAGTTAAAGCAGAAGCAAAAAGAAAGTTTAAGGTATATCCTAGTGCATATGCAAATGGCTGGCTCGTAAGAACTTATAAAGCACGAGGCGGCAGATATAGAATGGGATAATGGCTATAAACAAACGAAAACATAAAACTTATATTAAAAAGAAAGATGTTTATAAGTCAGCAGGTGCAGCAAAGAAAGCTGCTAAAAAATATGGATTAAGAGGGATTCACTCTCATGGCAGAGGAATGAATAAAAGATTTATGCCAGGAAGTTCCCATGGGGCTTATTTAAGAGCCGTAAAAAGGAAAAAGAATGGCAAAACCTAAAGGTGGATTAACTACTTGGTTTAAAGAAAACTGGGTAGACATTAGTCGTAAAAAGAAAAATGGTAAACACCCACCTTGTGGTCGTAAAAAAGCGAGGACAGCAAGAGGAGGATATCCCAAGTGCGTCCCTCAGCGAGTAGCGGCAAAAATGACCGCAAGTGAAAAAAAGTCGGCAGTCCGTAGGAAAAGAGCAAAAGCTCAAGGCGTTGGAGGGAAACCCACTAATGTCAAAACATTCACTAAGAGGAGGCGCCGAAGAAGGAGATAACATGCAAGAGTTACTAGACGAGATTCGAAGAACTCATGAATTGGTAGAAAAACTTCAAACCAAATATGAACAGAGACTATTATGGAGTAAAGAACTTCAAAAGTCTTTAAAATTAAATAACACAACAGAGATTAAGAGGTTAGTAAATGTTGAAGAAAAGTTGGCTAAAAATTAAAGAATACTTGAAAAAGTTCTGGGACATACTTATTGGTAACGATAAAAACTGGGACGGTAAAGTCGATATTAAAGACGATTTAATAAAAGCAAAAGAAAAAGCGCAAAGCGCTAAGTAACGGAGAGAGCTATGGCTAGACAAGGAGGCTTTTTAAGCGGACCTACTGGTGTTCACAACACTCAAAAAATTCGTAAGCACAGATTGAATCGAGGAGTTACTCGTGATATGAATGCAGCGGCAGGAGTACCTGTGAATTCGAAAAACCCAAACTCTATGGAATCATTCAGATATTCTGCAGCACCAAAAGCTATCGGACCTAGATTCGGTAAAACTGCAAATCCAAAACGAGCTAGATTCCCTAGACGCAGAAGATAATTATTATGGCAGAAACTATACACAAAAAACAAGCATGGCTAGATGAAATGGCAGCTATAGTACAGAAAGATATTAATACTTTAGAAGTGCTACAGAGAGCTAGAAAACTAAATAAAAAGGAAGCTAACTTCCTACAACTATGTAGTGCTTACTTGTACTTATACAAAATGGCTGAACTCAAGGAATTTTTAAGTCCTGTACTGAGTGAAGATGAAGATGAAACTAATTTCGAGACAATACATTGATTGAAATTAGTAGAAGTGATATAGTTTCTGACTACTTGATGGAGTTTAGTGATGATGAAAGATTCATTAAACTTCCTATAGAATCCTACCTAGAATTATTAGGGATAGACCCTAATACATCTCAAACTGCACTTATTAATGCAGTAAGTAATCCTAAATATAGATTTATTTGTGCCTCTGTAGCTAGAAGACAAGGTAAAACTTATATTTCAAATATTATAGGACAATTAGTATGTCTTGTACCTAATAGTCATGTACTACTAATGTCACCTAACTACTCATTATCACAAATATCTTTTGATTTACAAAGACAACTAATTAAACATTTTGATTTAGAAATGTTAAGAGATAATGCTAAAGATAAAGTAATTGAACTTTCTAATAATTCTACTATTCGTATGGGGTCAATCAATCAGGTTGACTCAGTAGTTGGTAGAAGTTATGATTTAATTATATTTGATGAAGCAGCACTAACTGATGGTAGAGATGCTTTCAACGTAGCACTTAGACCTACACTTGATAAAGATAATTCAAAAGCAATATTCA